TTCATCGGCGACACCCAGCAGCTTGACGACGCCGGCCAGCCCGTCGAGAACGCCGCCGACTACCTCGCCCAGTCCGAGGGCCTGGGCGGGAACCGGTCCCGGGAGCAGTTCTCGATTCACTGCTGCGCGGCGTTCCTCGACACCAACGGCAGCTACGGGAACGCCCGCAAGCAGGCGTATGCGCTGGCGAACGCCGCCGGCGCGGCGATCGAGGCGCATTCCAACGGGCTGCCGGTCAACGGGTCCAACACGATCCAGGGCCAGGCGGGGATGTCCGGCGGGTCGCTCAAGTACGTCAAGACCGACGCCGGCGTCAAGGCCGTCGTCCTGTTCGACGTCGATGTGACGTCCTACACCCCCTAACAGGAAGGGAATCCCGCACCATGGCTACCTACGTTGCGCAATCCCCCGGCCACGCGGGATTGCAGCCGACCTGGGTCACCCCGGCAGTGTCCGGGGACCTGGCGCCGACCGGCGCCGCGATGTACCTGGTCGTGTTCAACGGCTCGGTGTCGTCGATCACGGTGACGCTGCCGTTCGCCCCGACCTACGACGGCCAGGGGGTCTCGTCGAGGACGGTCAACGTGCCCGCCTCGACGCTGGCCGCCCCCGCTCCGGTGTTCATCCCGCTGCCCGACGGCGTGTATGGCGTCGGCACGACGGCGGTCAACTTCTCTGCCGTGACCACGGTCTCGGTGTGCGTGCTGCGGGTGTCGGCGTCATGACCCGCGTGTGGCATCCGGGGATCGAGGCCGAGGGCGGCCCGGCGTTCGCCGACGTGGACCCGTCAGCGGTCGGGGTCATGCGCAACGCCGGGTGGATGCTCGCGTCCGAGCGCGACGAGCACGTTGACCGGGTCGCCGCGCACCCGTCACAGAACCGGCCCGACGGCGACGCCGACGGCGACTCGCCCAAGGCAAAGCGCCCCGCACGGGGCCAGAGCGCCGGCCAGTCCGGCAGTGAGGGGAGTTGATCACCGATGCCGGCGGCACCGCTGACCCCAACTAACCGGTACTTCCCGCCGGGCAAGCGCAAGGTGTACTGGCTGACCACCTGCGCGAACTACAACGCGCCGACCCGCACCGAGTTGAACGCGGGCACTGACCTGTCGGCCGAGGTCGCGGCGATGGCCGGGTTCAGCCTGACCGACAACCCCGTCGATACCCCCGACATGGGGTCGCGGTTCACGTCGCAGGTGCCGGGCCGGCAGACCGCCGCCGGGTCGTCGATCACCTGCTACTGCGACACCGTCGGCAACGACGCCCGGTCGCTGCTGACCAACAACGCGGCCGGGTTCGTGGTCTGCCTGTGGGAGGGCGACGTGACCGGCCAGTTCATGGACGTGTTCCCCGCCAAGGTTGACAGCCAGGCGATGGACACGACCGTCGATGACCCGGGGCAGTGCGTGTTCTCCTTCACGATCACGCGCGTGCCGGCGATCCGGGTCCTGATCCCGTAGCCGTGCCGGTCGCCTCGGCGTTCGGCCTTGAGCCGGTATCGGCGACCTCACTGCGGGAGGTCGCCGGCCGGCTCCGGCGCATGTCTGACCGGAAGGCGGCTGCGGAGTTCCGCCGGGAACTGCGGGCGGCGGCGGCGCCGCTGGTGCCGGCGGTGCGGGCGTCGATCGCCGCGATCCCGGCCAAGACCGGCCGGGTGCGCCGGCCGGGCGGGTCGCTGCGCTCGACGATGCAGAAGGCGACGAAACTGTATGTTCGCACGACCGGGCCGCTGACCGGCGTCGTGGTCATGGTCGATGGGCGGAAGATGCCCGCCGGGATGCGGCGCATTCCGGCGTATGAGGAAGGGACGCTGCCCCGGTGGCGGCACCCGACCTTCGGGCACACCGGCCCTAACCAGTGGGTGCAGCAACCCGCTCACCCCTACTTTTACCGGACGGTCCGGCCCCTCGGCGTCGCGTCGAGGGTCGCTGTGGGCCGGGTGATGACCCGCGTCGGCGAGGACGTCACAGGAGGGAGACCGATCATCAGTGTCTGACGAGATCCTCGGCCGTGAGGCGTTCCTCGCCCACGCCGGCGAACTGCCCACCGAGAAAGTTGTGATCGAGGGATGGGGGACGGCGATCATCCAGGGCCTGTCGGCCGCCGCCCGCGACAGCTACGAGGCGTCGGTGGTGGTGCTGCGCCGTGGGAAGGGCGGCCGGACCGAGGAAGGCCGCGATTTTGACAACGTCCGCGCCAAGCTCGTGGTTCGGTGCCTGATCGGCACCGACGGCCGTCCCCTGTTCGGCGCCCACGAGTACGACCTCGTCGGCCAGTTGCCGGCGATGGTCATCGACAAGCTGTGGGAGGCCGCGACCCGCCTGTCGGGGATGACCGAGGAAGACATCGAGGAACTGGCCGGGGATTTTCCCGAAACCCCGCCCGAGCGTTCCGGTTCGCCCTCGCCCTCGCCCTCGGCTGCACCGTCGCCGAGCTAACCGCCCGGCTGGGCGCCCGCGAGTTCGACCAGTGGCAGGCATATGACCTGTTCCTGGCCAGGCAGCGCAAGAACGGCCCCGGGAAACCGGACCCGGACACGAGAGGACTAGGCGGCTAACCGATGGCCACGATCGCCCGCGTCATGTACGACGTAGTTGCCAGGGATGGCGCTAGCCGTACGTTCCGGCGCATCGGCGATGACGCCACCTTCGCCGAGGGGCGGGTGGCCCGGTTCGGCCGGACGTTCGCCGTCGCCGGCGGCGTGGTAGCTGCGGCTGCTGTCGCCGTCGGCGTCGAGTCGGTGCGGATGGCGACCACTTTCCAGGCGCAGATGACCCGCATCCAGACCCAGGCCGGCGGGTCCGCGCGGGACGTCAAGGTCCTCACCGGGGCTGTCCTGGGTTTGTCGTCGAGGCGGGCGCAGCAGTCGCCGCAGATGCTCGCCCAGGCGCTGTACCACCTCAAGTCGGTCGGCATGGACAACGTCCACGCCATGACCGCGCTGCGGTCCGCGTCGGACCTGGCGGCCGTCGGCGGCGCCAACCTTGAGGACACGACCAACGCCCTGGCGGGGGCGTGGCGGTCAGGGATCAAGGGCGCCCAGTCGTTCGGGAAGACGGCGGCGACGGTGAACGCCATCATCGGCGCCGGCAACATGACCATGACCGATTTCGTCGGGTCGCTGACCTCGGGCATCCTCCCGGCCGCGCGCACATTCGGGGTGTCGCTGCGGTCGGTGGGGGCGGCGATGGCCCTGATGACCGACGAGGGCATCCCCGCCGAGGTCGCCGCGACCCGGCTGCGGATGACCTTGTCGCTGCTCGGCGCCCCGTCGGCCAAGGCGCAGGCGCAACTCAAGGCGATCGGCCTGTCCTCGACGTCGCTGGCGAACGCGATGCGCTCACCCGGGGGCCTGGTCGCCGCCGTGGGCCTGCTCAAGACCCACCTGGACAACTCGGGCCTGTCGGCGACCAAGGCCGCCCAGTTGATCAGCAACGCGTTCGGCGGCGGCCGGTCCAGCGCGGCGATCATGACCCTGCTCAATAACTACAGCGTGCTTGAGCGCAAGCAGAATCAGATCAATAACACGATCGGCCGGTACGGTGCCGCGGTCGCCGCGCAGCGCAAAACCGCCGGCGCCGAGTTTGAGCGGCTGCGGGCGATCATCGACACGGTCGGGATCAGGATCGGCCTGGCCCTGCTGCCGCCGGTCACGTCGTTTGTGTCGTGGATCGTGAACAGGGCGATCCCGGCGGTGGGCCGGTTCGGGTCCCGGGTCGGGCAGGTGTTCGACCAGGTGATCCCGATCGGCACGATCAAGCGGGACTGGCAGGACGTGCTGCAGTTCCTCGGCTTGTCCAAGCCCAGGCCGGTCAAGCTGGTGACCGGCGACCTGCTGCACCTGCCCAAGGCGGCGCCGCTGTTCGCCGGGGATCTGCTGCACCCGCAGCCGTTCCATTTCAACGACGCCAACCTGTTCCACCCGCTGCCCAAGTCGGCCGGTGCCGGGCTGGCGTCGTCGATCGCTTCGGTGCTGCACGGGCCGGCGGTCGGCAACGCCCTGGGGACGGCACTGGGGGACGCGTTCGCGTCGGTCGCGACCCACGCCGCCATGATCACGTCCAAGCTGGTGACCGCGCTCGCCGGCCTGGACTGGACCACGATCGGCAAAACGGTCGGGTCGCAGGCGCTCGGGTTCGGTATCGGCCTGATCGCCGGGTTCGGCAACGACCTGTTCTCGGTGACCTGGTGGAAAAAGCATTGGTGGGACGCGATCCTCACCGTCCTGACGGTGTCGGCGGTCGGGAAGTTCGCCGGCCCCCTTGAGCGGATCTTCGCTAAGATCCCGATCCTGCGGTCGTTTACCCCGTTGCTGCGGGGGATCGAGAAGCTGACCGGGCCGATGAACAAGGCGATCGGGAAGGTCGTCGAGGCGGTCGGTAACGGGCTGATCGACGGGTTCACCAAGACATTCCCCACCGCGGCTAAGTGGCTGACCCGCGAGGGTGGCCTGCTGACCACCCGCCTCGGCGTGATGGGGATCCAGATGTTCGACCGGTCGCTGTCCGCCGGCCGGGGGATTCTGCGCGGCATCGAGTCCGGCACGTCGGGGCTGGTGCAGGTGGTCCTCGGGGTGATCCGGCGGATCGTGTCCCCGTTCCGGGGCGCGGCCGGGTGGCTGGTCAGGCCTGGGATGGATGTGGTCCGGGGGCTGCTCACCGGGATCCGCCGGTTCATGGGCGGCATCGGCACCTGGGTCAAGGGGAACATCGTTGACCCGCTGGTCAACGCGGTCAAGCATTTCTTCGGGATCAAGTCGCCGTCCACGGTGATGGCCGGCATCGGCGGCCACCTGATCGGCGGCCTGCTCAAGGGGATGGTCGCCGGGTCGGCCGGGCTGGTGCATGCGGTGTTCGGGTCGTTCCCGGGGGCGCTGGCACACCTGGTCGACAAGTCGCTGGTGTCGATCGCGTCCCTGCCGGGGCGTGCGCTGCGCGCCCTGGGCGGCCTGGGGGGGAAGCTCGGGCACCTGCTCGGCGGCCTGTTCGGCGGCGGCGGGGGCACCCCGGGCGGGTCGGGGGTGGCCCGGTGGGGCTCGACGGTCCTCAAGGTGCTGGGGATGCTGGGCTTGCCGTCGTCCTACCTGGGGGCGTGGCTGCGCCAGATCGCCACCGAATCCGGTGGCAACCCGAGGGCGATCAACCTGACCGACTCCAACGCCGCCGCCGGGCATCCGAGCATGGGCGTCCTGCAAACGATCATCTCGACGTTCAACGCCTACGCCGGCCCGTTCCGGGGCCTGGGCCCGTTCAACGGGCTCGCCGACATCTACGCCGGGATCAACTACGCGACGCACAGGTACGGCCGGCTCGGGCAGTTGGCCGTCATCGGGCACGGTCACGGGTACTGGCAGGGCGGCCCGATCACCGAGCCGATCTGGGGGATCGGGCGTTCCGGGCGGTCCTACAGCTTCGGGGAGGGCGGGTTGCAGGAATGGGTGTCCCGTGGCCGCCCCGGCGGTCACGGTGTCAATGGTGGCTTGACGTCCGGCGGGCCGCTGGTCCACGTCGCGCAGATGGTGGTCCAGGACGCCACCGACGCCGACCTGGTCGCGCGCAAGCTCGCGTTCCGCGTCTACGCCGCCGGCCTGGGGTCGTGACGTCATGGCCGTGACGGCGATCACCCTCACCGACCCCGCCTCAGGGATCAGCGTGCCGATCATGCCCGCCGTGGGTGTGGCCGCGCAGATCCTCGACGTCGCCGCCCCCGCCAGGGCGGTCGCGGTGGACCGGGTCGGGGCGCACGGGTCGTTCGACACGACAGCCTTTTACGGGCCGGCGGCGGTATCGCTCACCATGCTGCTGTACCCCGACGGGGGCATCACCCCGGAGGCGTTCCTCGACCAGCTAGGGCAACTGCTCAACCCCGCGTTGCGGCCGGTGCTGGTCGTCACCAATGACGCGTGGGCGCTGCCGAGGCAGATCACGGTCAGGTTCGACTCGGTCAGTGTCCCGGTGTCGGACCCGACCAACCAGCCGGTGCAGGTCACCTGGACCGGGCCGCGGTCGGTGTGGGAGGACGCGGTCGAGGTCACCGCGACGATTGGCGCGTTCATCGCCTCGGCCACCGGCCTGACGTGGGATGTGACCTCGGGTATCACCTGGACATCGGCGGGCGTGTCGTGGCCCGCATCGACGTCGCCGTCGCCGCAACTGGTCACCAACACCGGCACCCTGGCGTGCGACTGGGTCGGGTTCCTGTACGGGCCGGCGACCGGGCCAAAGATCGCCAACGACACCGCCGGCGGGGCGCTTGAGTTCGACGATTCCCTGATCCTGGCCCCCGGCGAGTATGTGCTGCTCGACTCGTCAACCCGGACCGCTTACCGCAACGGGGACCTGACCCAGCCGGTCACCGGCAACCTGACGTTCCCGGCGGTGTGGTGGCTGATGCAGCCGGGGGTCAACAACGTCCGCTACTACCCGTCCGCCGCTGGCGGCGGGGCGGCCGCGCAACTGGCGTTCCGCCCGGCCCGGCCGGTGTTCTAAGGAGATCCGCGTGACCGATGACACCCTCGCCCGGCTGGCCGCCCGGGTCGCCGAGCTTGAGCGCGCCGAGCAGGCCCGGCAGGACCTCGGCGCCGGCCGCACCCCGGCCCGGCCGGCGGCCGACATCCACGACCCCCGGCCCGGGACGTGGGCCGGCGACGAGCAGACCGCCGAATGCCGGTACTGCGGCCAGCCGATCAACCGCACCCCCGACGGGCGCTGGTGGTATCTGCGCGACCAGCACTGCCCG